CTTGGTCTTTGTGACTTAGTCAAAGATCTAAAATAGGAAAAAAAATGAACCATGAAAAACTTACACTTATCATCTGCTCAACAATTGTTACACTCAGTGCTATCTTCGGTTGTGCCTATTACTTCAGCAATCAATCTAAACTTATGGCAGACACGATTGCAGCTGCTTCAGCGAAAGGTGTTGACCCACTAGCAGTACGTTGTTCCTTTGCCAGCGGAAGCGATACAATTTGTCTGGTATACGCATCAACCTTGCACCTGAGTCCTTCTGGCTCTGCAACAGTGTTCAGCCCTAAAAAGTAAACCTTCGGGTATACGTAAGAAATAACCCTACCCAGTGTAGGGTTTTTCAGTTTGAGGGCTGAAAACCAGTGGAAACCAACCCATTTTGGAGTCCTTAGAGGGTCCTAGAAGCGATTTGGAGCCGATCGGGTAACCCAACCCTTACCTCTGTGGCTTGGGGGGCTAAAAACCTCCAGAATCGTTGCGAAAAAGCAACTAAAATAACCCTTAAAACTGTAGGGGAATATGAGAAATCGCTTTACAATAAATCAGACTTCAGGCATAATTCTATTATTGTGATGAGAAAAGGAACTGAAATGACTGAATTTGAAAAGAACTGCTACGGTATGACCCAAGAAAACATTCGTGAGCAATACATGAACAGCATTACTGCTCGTCTGAGTGGTTTGGAAATGGTTGTTATGGGTATCATGTCTGACTCGCAAGAATTGATGTCTTTCGGTGATCCTACACCCATTGAACAAGCTCGCAAGAACTTGAATATCGCTAAGTTTATTCTGTCAGAAATGATGGAAGCCAAAATGTCTACAACTGCCTAAGGAGATGAAGATGGAAAATACTTTGACCAAACCCGAACTGCGCAAGCAGATGGAAAAACAACTGGCTGAATTCCTTGCTCGTGGTGGGCAGGTTCAGGTTGTCGAGCCGAAGAAGCCAAAGTCTGGTGCTCGTACTTGGAAACGTAGTTAATCATTTTGGAGATCGTTATGGAAGACTTTAAATCTTGGGAAGAAATGACTGTGCTGGAACAAATGCAATGCCAGTATTGGGATATGTACAAGGATGCGTATGGTGTGCGCCCTCGTGGTGTTGATACATCCAACTGGGACGAGGCTACCTTTGAAGCTGAGTTTAACTATCTGCAGGAATTGATCACTAAGAGCGAGCAAGAGCGTAAGATTGCCGAGCAAGAAGCATGTAATGCCTTTGAGCAACGGATGCAGGACCTCTACGCCTGTGGTGCCAAGGATCGTGAGATGGCACTTCGCTGGATCCACGAAGCTGAAGGTAGCAATGGTGACGAAGAGTTTCTGTGCTACTTGGTGGGTCTCCGCTACGGCTACTTTCGCAAAGCAGTGTAACCTGCTGCAATGCTTTACTTTTAATCAATCATGAGGTATAATTAAGTTATGGAAATTACAATCAGAAAAGTCGCCAATGGTTACATTGTGCGCACCGAAGGCGAGGATCCCGTTGAGGGTTTCGTGACGAAGGAATATATCTTCACGAGAAAATCGCAGGTCATCAAATTCTTCAGAGACACCTTTTCGGCAGGAGAGTAAACATGGGTATGATATTTGTTCATGAGCGAGCAAGTAAAAAACGCAAGCCAAACAAGCAGCAACGTGAGTTGGCTGAACAGTGGGAAGCGTTACTCAAGAAGTATGAAACCAAACCTGTCAAGGCAAAGGCTGTACCACTACCACAGGCAAAGACTTATGTGCGTGAGACAGTACGTTACCCAAGTCTGAACAGTGGTCATCATGACACCAGTGCCAAACCAGCGCAGGTATACACAGGGACTAAGATGCTTGGTATCGGTACCATGCATAAGTCAAACTCTGTGCCGATCTTTAGTACTGAAGAAGCAGTATCAATTGCAACAATGAGGAGATAATTATGGATCTTTCAATTAACGAAATGCGTACCAAAGTATCGCTGTGTCTTGCCGATCGTGACTATGACGCACTGACCAAAATTCACTTGTTCTTGGTTCACCAGTCCAAAGTAATGGACAAGTGGTTCGACAAATACTTGGACATGTTTGAAAAGAAAATGAAGCCAGACCACCCAGACACAAACATCTGGAAAATGTATCACAGCAAGGCTACTGAGTATTCAGAACTAAAACAACTAATAAGGACTACTGATGCTTACCTCAGAAAATACAAATCAGTTTAACACTGCATCATCTTTCTCTCTCTTCATCGAGAAGAAGGCTAGAGAGAAGCGCATGCCTTACATGGATGCAGTGCTTGAGTATTGTGCCGAGAACTATATCGATCCACAGGACATTGCGTCCATGATCAACAAATCGTTGAGAGACAAGATTCAGATGGAAATGATTGAAGCCAACATGCTACCAAAGCAAGGAAAGTTGGATGTATGAACAAACGGGTTGACGAATACGGTCTAGCATGTGATATAGTATATGGTGTAGATTTGATGAAACATTTCGGAGTTGCGAAATGATTTATGCTGTAACTGCCTTCAACGCAAGCATTGTGTTATTTCTGTTGTACCTGTTGGTATTCCGTTGCAAGTGAGGAGTTGAGTTGAGTGGATTGAAACTTTTAATAAGTAGGAAACGTGGACGGATTTAATGCATACAAATATTACATGGCTGTCAAATTACACTTCACCACAGATGGCTATGATGTATTTGAAACCAATGGACATGTGAAGGGATCACGAGATGTATTTTGTAATCGTAACGATAGATTTATATTTGAGAAACTTGCTCGCAAGTTTGAGAAACCATTTGACATCATACAATATTTTGTTGCTAACTTTGCTTATGGTAATGATGCCGTCATTTATTGTGATGCTGATGCTGATGCTAACCTAGTTACATGGCAACGAAGAAAACAATCACTGACACAATCATTTAAAAATGACATCGATGCACTATTGCTTCATGTCGAAAAGAACAAACACACACATGACAGAGTATTCAAATTCGTGCAGAGTGACCACCCAGAACTACTCAAGTTGTTTCTTGGAAGTCACATCAGCATTGAAACTATGGTTATCCTTGATTCGTTCGAGGACTATCTTTCTTCTTGGAAGTCGTTTACAAACTTGCTTTGGGAAGAAGAATACCGTAGAATCATTAAGTGTAAGAGGTTCGTTAAATTTGACTCTTACAAATTAAATGGCATTTATCAGGAACTTAACGAAGGATTTATCTTCTGATATCATGGGTAACAAGAAACAGAATTATCATCAGGATTATGATGACGAAGAACGCAGCAAGCGTAAAAAACACCCGAAGCATTCACCGAATGTCAAGGGTAGAGGAATGAGAACGCTAAATAGTTATGTCGAGGAAGAAGACTTTGATGAAATCGAAGACAAAAACCAAGACAATACTAAAACACGTTTTTATACAAAACACTAACTATACTTTTATACAAGGAAATACGATGGACATTCAAGCACTCCGCAACATGCGTAAAACAGACTTCAGCAAAATCTCTGCTGAGTTTGACAAGATTGCCAACCCAGAGGCTGGTGGCAAAAAATCTTATCAAGACGATCGCTTCTGGAAACTAGAAGCCGATAAAGCAGGTAACGCAACTGCTGTAATCCGATTCCTACCACGTGCCGAAGGCGACGACCTACCATGGGTTCGTATCTTTAATCATGCATTCCAAGGTCCAACTGGAAAGTGGTATATCGAAAATTCTCTCACTACTCTTGGTGAGAAAGATCCTGTCGGTGAACTCAACTCCAAACTCTGGAACTCTGGTTCTGAAGCCAACAAGGAAATCTCACGTAAACAAAAGCGTAAGTTATCTTACACTGCAAACGTGTTGATCATCTCCGATCCAAAGCATCCCGAAAATGAAGGGCAGGTTCGTCTGTTTAAATTCGGTAAGAAAATCTTTGACAAGATCATGGAGAAAGCCAATCCTACCTTTGAGGATGAAAAGCCAGTTATCGTGTTCGATCTTTGGGAAGGTGCAGACTTCAAACTGCGTCAACGTAAAGTCGATGGTTACGCTAACTATGACCAGAGTACCTTCATGGAACCAGCAGCATTGTTTGGTGGTGATGAGGACAAGTTGTTAAAGGTCGTTAACTCTCAACACAAACTCGCTGAGTTTCTGGATCGTAAGAACTTTAAGTCCTTTGAAGATCTGGCTCGTAAGTTGAATGATGTTCTGGATGGCGAGGGTCC